GAACGGTCGCTATTTCATCTTCTCAGGCTGTTTATGAATCGGATGGATTCGATTTGTCTGTCAGCGTCGCCTCACTTGGTCTGCTTGAAGGCTCCGTGTATTACGCACCGAATACTTCCATAAACTTTTTCACCGCAACCTCAGACGATGATATTACCTACGATGCCTATGTTGCTGTTAATTTATTCGGCCAGATCGCTTCCACTGTCAGGAGATATATAAAATTTAAGGCAGTTCTGGTGACACCGCAGGATTCCGGAACATATAACGATTTCAATACGCCCGTTATCAACGACATTGAATTAAACTATTTCACAACAGCAGGGAGCCCAAAATGGCCACAGTCGGTTTCTTTTATATTCAAAGACACCGATGCCCTATTCGGCCTCCAGAAAACACTAACAGATGAACTTGGCGGAGATTCCTCAATAGTGAACGACGTTTCAATACTTGCCAATCCTCTTATTTTAACGGGAGCGGATGCTGACACCGTATGGCAAGGAACAACGGGAACGCCACCGGCAATCATATCCGCCGGGAACCCGTTGGGAATAACAAATGGGCAAACCCTGTATTACGATATTTATATTTCAGGCGGGATGGACACTTCAAGAATGTCCGGGGCAAGCCCGGCAGCGGTCGCCATCACTTTCGGTGGAGGGGGAGCAGGAACGTATACGATTTCCAGAATATCTCCGACAAGGCCAAAAATTAAGATCGTTGTTACCGGAACAGGAACGATTACGGACTTAAGGCTGACAGGTAAAAAGTTTGGCGGTTCAAATTATTTTCTGGCACAGTCGTCCTCCGATTCAGATTCCATAAACATATACGGTTCCAGGACACTCCAAATCTCAAACCCCTACATCGTTTCCCCGGCTTTTGCGTTGGCTGTTGCCAATAAGATCGTTTCAAATTATAAAGACCCGACGGATTATATTCCAAGCTGTGTCATAGATTCCGCCTATTCACTTCAGCTTGGCGACAGAGTTAAAATAATAGACACAGGGGCAGGATTGAATAACGACTATATCATTGTCGGCGTTACCCATAATTTTTCAATAAGCATGGATTCCGGTTCTATTGAAACGAATTTAATGCTATTGAAAGTTGTCGTATAGGAGGGAATATGAACCAAAATAAAATTGTCCTGCTGATAAATTCGCTGATGGATGGATTCAACCGTGGACTTCCAGAAAAGGGAGGAAGGCCGGGAATGTGGCAACCCACTTCAACCGGTGAAACCTTCTGCAACCTGTTCGTTGATTTTGTTGCTCAGTCTGTCGCATCCTATTCTGGGCTTCACAATAAGCTGGCCAACACGATTTACGATTTTGTTGTAAATCCCGACAATGGATGGGTTAAGGTCGACGGAATGGTTGGTCAATGCCATGCGAACAGTGGTGCTGTGGTACTGGCCGCACAAAAGAATCTTGGCGGCCATGGGCACGTTTGCGTTCTATGCCCCGGAACCATGGAGCAATCAGGAACATTTGGAAAACTCGTCCCAAAATTCGTAAATGTAGGGAAGGACGTTTTCGCAGGGAAAAAGGTAAGTTATGCCTTCCAAACAGAGCCGGACTATTTCGTCCTCGGCTCGATGGTAGAATAGGAGGCTGACATGGGGAACAAGGAATTGGTTTCAGTAAGCAAAGAGGTTTTTTTGGCGAATTTGAAGTCAGGAGACATCGGCCTGATTTGCGCTCACAACTTTTTTGCCACGCTTCAGAATTGGTTTAGGAAACGTTTTGACGAAGGCCCGCAGTTGGCCTCGCATGGATTTTACGTTATTGACCCGCCGAAAATCGTTGAATCAAACGGCCTGTTTATTACCGGCCCCGGACATGACGACCCCACCATCATCAAGAATATCGGCGACTCAACTCAATGCTGGGTTTTTCGATACCTTGACCTTACCATCGCACAGCTTGAGTCCATGAACGACAGCGCGGAAATGGCGGTGGATGTTGGCGGTCATTATTCCATCGGGGGTATCCTTCAATTCGCCAAAAGCTTTTTCACAAAGAAGCGGAACGAACCCGATGAGTCTGGCGTATTCTGCACCGAATTTACGTCGGATTTGGTTATCCACGCGGGGATACCTTTCTTGAAGAAAGTTCCTTGGCAGATAGACCCGACAACTCAGTTGACATGGCTCAAAACCGAGGGGTACAATTTTCACTGGCAGTTGGTGAATTATTATAACGGACAAGGACAGTATTTTATTTCAATTCCATAGGAGGAAGTCATGGGGAAAATTAAGGAGTTCTTTCTCAGTAAGTTGATGCTGAAATTCGTATATGTCGGGGCGGGCCTTATCGCCGGACATCTGATTGGGTTTTTAGCAGCTGACAATGTTCAGTTGATTCTTGGACATATTTTCAAAGACCCCACGCTCCTACCCGGAGCCGGGAAATACTTGGAAGCCATTATATCGAGCGGCCTTGTGTTCGCTTCCACGTTCGTATTCCACCACGTTCACGAATCCGCCATTTTGCCAGCCATAAAACAGCAGATTGAAAACGCGAAAATTGAAGCGTCCAATATAGCCAAAAATGGCTAGGGGTAAGCGTCGTTCCGACATCGCCAAGATGGTGACAGCCGCCCGCGACATTTGGCGTCAATCGGTTGTTTATGCGGAAGTAAAAAGGGAAGGGAAAGTTCGCCCGAATTGGTTTGGGTGCGATGTGTGCAAAGGTGAATTCCAAGTTATCCGAATCGACCACATAGAACCGATTGGGAAACAGCCGGATCGGTGGGAAGAATTTGGCCCGTGGCTTGCCCTCTTGAACTGTCCCAAGAGTAACCTTCAACGGCTTTGCCTTGACGATTATCGGATAAAAAACAATGAAGACAGAAAAAAATTAAGACTGTCTGCGAAAATGGTTTAGTCTCCAAGGCGCGGGCCACCCATTCCCGCGCAATCAGGCGCGCCCCCTTGGTTTTGTCATTTTTCCAAGGGGGCCACTTTTCCGACTGAAAAAAGATGGTATAAAAAAAGTTCAGAAAATCCTTTTCTTTTGTTCGTAAAAGATTTTTAATTTGACCCATGAAACAGGGAGGGCGCAAAAACAATTTCAAAACCTTGGCGGTTTTCCGTCAGGGTTTTTTTAATTCACGCCCCGTCAGCTCGGTGCTCTCCCAAGAATACAGGAGCGGGGGCCATTTTATTTATGGCTAAGAGATTCACCGACAGCGAAAAATGGAACGACCCTTGGTTTATGGAAATCTCGCCAGATATGAAGCTGGTTTGGGGTTACCTGACCGACAACTGTAATCATGCCGGAATCTGGAAGATAAATAACAAACTCGCCGGATTCCAACTTGGCTTCCCCCTCGACGCCGACTCAATCCCCGAAAAGTTCAAAGGCCGAATCTTCAGATTGGGCGATTATTTCTTCATCCCAAAGTTTTTGACTTTTCAGTATGGCCCTAAGCTTGGTCGGGGGAAGGCGGTATTCTCCGCATTGGAATTGATTGAGTGTCACGGATTTACAAAAATTGCCGTACAAGTGTTAGGTAACCCCTTCATAAGGGTTATGGAAGGGTTAGGGAAGGGTTCCCTAGGGAACAAGGCAAAGGCAAAGGCAAAGGCAACAGCAATAGAAGATCATGAACAGATCAAGAGATCACCCCCCTTACCCCCCTCGCCCAGCGAAAACACCCCTCCAAAGCCACTGACCGACATTCAGAAAGTTATCACCGTATACAAGATTGCCTGCGGGTTTGATAAAGACGACAAGAAGTGGGACGAAAACTTCTTTCCCAAGTTCACCCGCGCCGCCAAGGAGCTTATCGGATTCATGGGGAACTGGAAGGACGCCGCCGATTGCGTTCAGGATACAGTCGAGAAAATCCGCGCATGGAATCCAGAAGCCACAATCACCATCCAGACAATTTTCAGCAACCACGCCGCCGAATGGAAAAAAAACAAGCAGGAAATGGGAGGACGGAATCATGGAGTATTACCTATGCAGGAAATGGGAGGACGGAATCATGGAGTATTACCTATGCCGAACTATGGAGGTTTGTCGATTAAGCTCCGAACAGTTGATGAAATTGCAGGTGAAGGAGCGGAACCTCGGAAGGTGCCTGTCGTCAAGTGAGATTCAAAAAGTTTTGAACGTTAGAAGTTTAAAATCAGAATATCAGATACCGGACAATGATTCGGCTATGGCAATCCACAACGATTTTCTTCGAGGCCAGTTCGGTTCGTGCGGCATGATTCCCAAGGGTGGAGATTTGCCGACAAGCCGTGTGGAGGCTGTCCATGAGTTTGACGAAAAGGTGACCGCTTTGGTTCAGAGCTGTAAAATCAACCTGACGTTCCAGTTCGGGAAAAAGGGCAAGCGGAAAATTTCAGAGGAAATAGAAAGCGACCCACGAATTGAGGCTGAACAGAGCCGCGTCGATTTGTTTTGAGATAGGAGGAAGAAAATGGTTGTGATGACGGACAGGGAATTCATTGTGAGGCTGAGCATGGTCTTTTCTGAAATGTTCGGGCCGCGCTTTTTTGCCGGTGACGTGATTGCGAAAATCTGCGTCGGCTTTGGGTTCGACGACAAGAGAAGGGCAGACTGTATCAGCATGACCGACGAGGAAATAAAGAAAATACTAAAGGGAATTCTTGAGGAGGAAAAAAATGTTAGGCAATGAAATACCGAGAGAGGGAGTGATTGTTCCAAACGAAAAAGAAATAAGGGACTTGACGCCAAACCAATCAATCGAAGACGCATTTGGAGGCACGCTGGACACGCTGATTCACTTCGCGCACAGATACCCGCGCCAAATCTCATCCGTCGAGAAAAACGCTTTCAAGGAGTTGGAAGCTGTCCCCGGATTGGCGCAACGGGCGTACTACTCCATCCCCTACAAAGAAGGCGGAACGCCCCGCATGGTGGAAGGGCTTTCCATCAAAGCTTCCAGCGCATTGACTCGCCATTGGGGGAATTGCGGTTCTCATGGCCGCGTGGCGAGGGAGGACGGTTCAAACTTTTACGCACACGCCATCGCTATCGACTTTGAGAGCCTGATAATCAAAGGAACCGAATGGCGCGTTTCCAAGTTCTATAAGCCAAGGGGCGGACAAGGCTTGCAGGCATGGGACGATACCATGATGAGAAATCAGGTCATGGCGGGCATTTCCAAGGCGCGGCGCAACGTTGAGTTGTTGATGTTCCCCGAATGGCTCAAGACAGGCTATTTTGAAATGGCGAAGGATTTGGTTGTCCATCCCCCGAAGCATGGACACAAGATTGTCGATTCAGTCAAGACACGAATCATTCAGGGAAAAGGCGCAATCATCAAGGACTTCGGCGTGACGCCGGAAGAAATAGAAACCTACGTCACAGAGAACATGGAAGGGCTTGACGACGCTTCAGTTCTGACCAGCATTGTCAGCCTTTACACCGGCCTGAAAGACGGAACGGTTCACGTTGAAAAAATCTTCAACCGGAAAAACAAAAAAGATGTCGTCATGCCAGAGGCAAAAAAATGATCTGGCACAGGGGAATAAAGTTTGTCAACGAGGCGCATTGGGCCGCTTACAGTCGGGGTTATCAAGCGAAAATGTCTGGCGGAAAGAAGGATGAAAACCCTTTCGACCCCAACCAGACGCCGTATTATTTCGACCAATGGCTTTACGGCTTCGTGTCGGCAGGAGCGTTTCTTAAGGGGGTGTAAAATGGGAAAATGCAAGTCGTGTGGAAAAGAAGTTCTTTTCGGAACAACGAAAGAGGGGAAGGTTGTCGCGCTTGATCCTGACCCCGCCGTATACAAAGACGTTTCCAACATCGACGCAATCAACAGGGGAGAAATGCTGGTTGAGCGAACGTTCAAGAGCTTCGTGAACCACCTGACAGTCTGCCAAAATCCAGAGGAGAATCATGCTTGAGTTAATACGAAATAAACCCAATCGGTTTGAATACGACCCCGAACTTCACCTGTACCTCGTTGACGGCGTGGAGTATTCCCACGTTACGGAGATACTGCGAAAGACGGGTATAACCCCGGAAATGCCCCTGTCATGCGATTTGGACAGGTGGTATGGAACGGCGGTTCACAAGGCGATTGAGCTTTATGTAAAAGGGGAATTGGATTGGAATGAACTTGATCCGCGCCTTTTGCCCCATGTTCAGGCTTACCAAGACTTTGAGCGCGACACCGGATTCAAGTCGCACTCAAGCGAAATCCACCTGTATTCGACCATTGGGAACGTTGCGGGGCGGCTTGACCTCGCTGGAAAATTTCCTGATGGCCGGTGCGGGATCGTCGACACGAAATCGGGGGCCGTCAGTAATTGGGTCGCCATCCAAACGGCGGCTTACGCTTGGCTTATGAATCCTTGGGAACAGTTCAACCAGCAATCCGCCGCAAGGCGGTTCGGCCTTTCTTTGATGAACGGGAAACCAAAGATAAAAGAATTTTCAGAGCAAGCGGACTACCACGTTTGGTTCAGCGCAGTTTCCATCTACAACTGGAAAAAGAATCACGGAGGATAAAAATGGGAAAGCCAAAAAAACAGAAGCAGATATGGGGCCATTGGAAAATAGCCGAAGGGGTGTTTTCGCTGGGCGGGAACAGGGTTCCATTTCGGTTAATGATTCAACTTCCCTATGACTGGCACTTAACACACAAAACCAGAAGGGAAGGGAGGAAGAAAAAATGGGTGAAGTGACGAAAGAAGAACTGTTCGGAATCATTGGACAAATCGGGCGGTTCGACGGTAGAAAGGACTCGGAGCAACTAATAAACAAGCTGAAATTCGATTCTTCGGAGTTGGAGATCATCAAAACAAATCTCCTTAGAATCCGCGACGAAAGGAGCATTGAAAATGAGAACAAAAAAAATGAAAAATAAAGACCCGTATCAGTTGGTGAGGAAGGAGCACGTCACCCTCGCGCAGCTGGCAACGGAGAAGGCGAAGGCGATAACGAGCGTGGAAGCCCTGAAAGACGGGATTACTTTTTATCGCGTCATCAAGGAAAAAGAAGATCGCTGGCTGGGTTTTATTGAGGTGGCGGTTCACGACGCTTTCGTGGCGCACAAATCAATCAAAGCGGTGGAGAAGGAGCTGGCGCAACCATTGGAACGGGCGCGGGTGGAAATCCTCAAGCCCGCCATCCGTGACTACATGGTGGCCTACCGAAAGGCGTTGCACAGACAAGAAGAAGAACTGCGGGACGATACGGGTGTGGAATTGGTTTTGCCCGATGGCTCCAAGGTGGAGGGCGTTTTCCTGCGTATGGAATATGTGGCGGAAGTCACTTCGATAAAGGAATTGTGCCAAGCTGTCCTCGACGGCAGGATTCCAGAGACGGCCATTCTTCCAAACATGAAGCTGATAAATGGGCTGGCGCGGGACTTGAAAATGGCCTTCAACTGGCCGGGAGTTAAGGTCACCGAGACGCCCGACGTGACAATTCGCACAAATGGAAATGGAGGTGAGGCGCATGAAGGTTGAAATAAAAAAAATCGTTCTGGACATTGACGGAAAGGAAATTCCCCTTTCGGTTGAGTCGGCTGAAAAGTTGTTTAGGGTCTTAGGAGAACTTTTCGACCAAAAGGTAATCATCAATTATCCGGCTGTCATTTACCCTGCGCCGGTTCCCCGCCCTTGGTATTTGGAAAAAATCTTTTGACCTGTTCGGTCAGGTAGGAGGAAATCATGTCAAGCAATTTACCGCCCGGAGTAACAGAATCCATGTTACCCGGAAACCGCCCAGAAGACCAAGAATAGGACGAGGTGATGGATTGGATTTTAAATCAAGACCTTGAACCCCACGAAGTCAGGAAAGCAATTCAAAAATACTTAAAGGAGGCCGAGAAAATAAATGGCTAAAAAATACGAACTACCAAAGACGTTTGAATACAAGGTTATCGAGCCGATTGAAGAAACTGAAAAATCAGGCGGCTTGACAAGGCTGGCCGTCGCTCACTGGACAATCAACGGGACGCCGAAACAGAAGGTTTTAGAGCGTCGACCGTTTTGGAGGGTGGAAACCGGCTTGAAGGCTGACAAGGCAACCGGTCTGAACGCCCATGACTTTATTCTGGCGATGGAAAATTGCCGGAAGATTGGCGTGGCCCTTGAGATTCCAGCGAAGCTCGTTGAGGAAGCGGTCGCTAAAGGATTGGGCGCGGAACTTGTGGAGGCGGGATCATTGAAAGACCCGTGGAAGCAGTAATGGAAATCAGAAAGGTCGCAATCGAACACCTAAATCCTTCTCCGTACAATCCGAGAAAAGAGCTGAAACCCGGAGACGTTGAGTACGAGCAGATAAAACGAAGTATTGAAGAATTCGATTTGGTTGAACCGCTTGTCTGGAATATGGCGACGGGCAATCTTGTCGGGGGCCATCAACGTCTTGCCGTTCTAAGGGAAAAGGGCGTAAGGGAGGTTGACGTTTCCGTGGTGAACATTCCAGACCTGAACAAAGAGAAGGCTCTCAACATCGCCCTGAACAAAATTTCGGGCGAATGGGACAGCGCAAAGCTGGAAGCTGTTTTCAAGGATTTGTCGGACAATGGCATGGACGTTACCCTGACCGGTTTCGACGAAATTGATTTAAAGAACCTCAACATCAATTTGGCCTCGATGATGAGGCCCGTCTTTGAGGACAGCGAAAAGAAAAAATCTCTTGGGAATGAGTTTTATTTTTATGTGGAGTTTTACAATGATGAAGCCACATTCAAAACCTTTTCCGACGAGTTGATGCAGCTGGGCGTCTTAAAAACCCCGCACGAAATCGACCCCGAATACTTCAAGAAAAAAATCCTATGAGATTTGAGGAAGCGCAGGTCTGCCGAGAATGTCGGGCGTTCAGTCTGAATTGCCCCAATTCCCAAAAGTGCAAAGAAGTCCGCGCCCCGTTGCGGGACTATAACGGGATACGCAATACTGCCGATGGTTTCGATTGCGCGCTTCCCGTTACGATTGACAGTCATTCGGTCTGCGCTTATGAGTGCCTCTATTGCTTCAGCGATAACATTTTGGGCCATAGCGCGGTTAAGGGAAAGGATACCGTCGGCCAAACTTCCCTTAACAAACTTGAGCGGATATTTGCGGGGGAAGGCGGCAAAGACGGCGAACACTTCCGAAAGAGCCTCAAGTACGACAAGCGCAACGCGAGCGGTTATCCTTGTCCGGTTCAACTCGGCGGGCTTTGTGACGCGGGGGACAGCATTGAGCAGAATCAGGGCTGGCTCCTCAAGTTTATTAATCTGGCCGTCAAATACAACCAGCCGGTAAGGATGTCCACAAAGAGCGGAATTTTTCTTCTCCCTGATTACCAGAAGGCCATCATGCAAGCTCCTCATTTGTTTTGGGTGGCGTTCAGCATTATCACGAACGATGACGCGGTGGCGAAGCAGGTGGAAAGATTCGCGCCTTCCACAAGCCAGCGTTTTCAGGCGATGGAATGGCTTTCTTCTCATGGCGTCAAAACGAGTTTGAGGATGCGGCCCATTATGCAGGGGATAACGGATAAGGGCGGCGGACACCGAATCTTGATTGATCGGGCGGCGAAGGCGGGGGCCAAGGCCATCAGTTACGAGGTTGGTTTTTATCCGATGACCCTGCCTAAAGAAAAAAAGTGGAAGTGGGAACTGATGAACCGAATTGCTGGCCGCGACTTCAAAAAAATCTATTCGAGTTTTGGCAAGCTTCAAGCCTGCACACGCCCCAGCTATTTATGGACGGAAGAAATAATGCACGACATTCACGACTACGCCAAAAAGAACGGCCTGGACGTTGGCGTGAGCGATCCGGTTTGGAAACAGCTTAACGACTTCGGGTGTTGTTGCGGAATAAATCCAGCCGATCCGGTCTTTGGAAATTGGCAGGAAAATCAAGCAACGAACCGGCTTGTCGAATCCATGCGAACAGGTAAGCTAATCCATCTTGAAGATATTGTCCCCGCGTGGGCTTACGATTATCTGGCTTCCAAAATGATTAATTTTGGCGCGGGGCCAAAGATTGCTTATATCCGGCGTCATTTGACATGGGCGGATATTCTCAAAGAGACGTGGAACAACCCCACAGCCGAGCGCGGCCCGCTAACTTATTTCCAAGGCGCAATCAGGCCGGTGGAAAAAGACGCCAACGGAAACGTCGTTTATAAGTTTTTTGGCCTGAAAAGAGAACATCGCCGCGCCGGTTGGGAAATCCCAAAAGGAGCAATTTCGTGATTTTCGGTTCCAAACAACCAAACAGGCTCAAAAGGACGGCCTCAAATTTAGGCAAGGCGGGCCGATGGGGTCGTTCGGCGGACGCTGGCACCCCAAAACCCAGCCTTGGTCAATTTAGGAATCCGTTTTAAAAAATGCTTTCAAAACTCGGTGCAAACTATTTTGAAAAGGATGTTGCAAAAGGTTTTTAAATTGTTAAACTTATTTCAGGCAACAAAAACTTGGAGGAAAATTAAAATGGAAAAAATTAAGTTCGAGCAAGAACGCCGAGAGACACCATCTTGCATTGGGTGGGAAAGGTGAACGTGTCCACAAACAAGAACGGCGTCGGTTACGGGGCGTGGAACCATATTGACGGGTGGAGTGAAGCCGTTGTTGATTACATTCGCGAAGTTGAAAATTTCAAGGGGGAAGATAAATAATGCCGAACATGACAGAAGAAATGAAAAAAGCCCTGAACGATTTTATTGAGAAGTCAGGCTGTTCTCAAGAGGACGTGGCCCATCAAATCGGGGTCACAATGGCAAGCCTGAATAGCTGGCTTCGGGGCCGTCAGGTGAAGATGAATCCGTCCACTTTTAAGCTCGTCCAGAATTTTTTGGGCGAGATAAAAACAAACAAGCCGTAAAGGAGGAGAGAAAAAAATGGGTGACGTAAGAACAAAAGTGACAATCGCCAAACTGGTAGGCCGGATGGCGGACGCGGGCATTGACGAAAGCCGTATACAGGATGTCATCGAACGCCTGAAAAGAAAGAAAGGAAGCGGGGTCAAGCTGAAACGCTCGACCATAAAGACAGTCTGCAAGTTGCTTGAGAAAGACAAGGTGTGCGCTCTTTACAAGGGCCGTCACGGAAAGATTCAAGTCGTTTCCGCGAAGTACGTCGTTATAAATGGGCGATGGAATTTGCAGAACCCGGAAATACGCGGGAGGGCGTTATCCGCAAAAGAACAGCCTAAGTTAATAGGTGCCTGAGAGAGAAGAATTGGAGGGATGCCGGACATGGCAAAGCGAAGTCTTGTTTTCCTTGTTCGGCACGCTTCCTGAGCAAAACTTGGAGGAAGAAAAAATGCCAGAGAATATACAGTTCAGTATGGGGTGGGAGTTGGAGGCAACCGGCGGGGTTCGCGACGATGATGTTCCAGAAGGAATCATACTTGGTTCAGACGGGAGCGTCCACGGGGACGGACTAGAGTACCGGCTCTGCGAAAGAGTCGTCGACGACCCGGAGAAGGGTTTGATGCTTCTCCGCCGCCTTGTTTCCTTTAGGGACGTGACCGTTGACAATTCCTGCGGCTTTCATGTCCACCTTGCCTTAAGAAACAATCAAGAAAAATCCCGCCTATGGGCCGCATGGCTTGTCGCCTTGGCCCGCCACGTCGAGGACGAAGCGTTTGACGCTGCTCCAATCTCGCGCCGAGGAAATAGTTATTGCAGAAAATGGGATGGAGTCGTCGTTCAAGATGGGACGATGAAAACAAAATTCTATCACTGTAAAAGCGATAACGCGCTCCGTTACCAATGGCTGAACGTTGTTGAAATATTCAGGCCGAACGGCATACGCACCGTTGAGTTCCGGCTCATGGGAGACACAAAAAGGTTCTCTATCCTCATGGCGTGGATAGCGGCGTGTATGGAAATGAGCAGGGGGGCGTACTTCTTGATTGAAGACCCGTCAAGAATGGACGTTGAAATCAGCGAGATAAGAAGGACGTTCAGAAAAGTCAAAAGGGTTCGTCTCAATTCTGGCGGAGAAGGCGTCCAGCTGGCCGTTGAGCTTGCCCGGAAAGTCGGCCTGCTTAGACCGGCTGATATATCGGGCGGGCTTTCCGCCGTCAACGACACGGAAAGAAGAATTCTGATGACCGACGAAGAAAATCAGGCGTTCCGCGACCGATACCACGTTCAGCAACCCGATCCGGTTTATGGCGGTTATAGAAGTCCACGGATACCGGTTCGTGGTTGCCATTGTTTCGAGTGCCAAGACCACAGAGAAGAACGCAATCGGCGGCGGGCGCAAAGAGAAATGGAGGAAGCGAGAGAGCAGGGAGAGGGTATTAACCTAGGCAACCCGAATCTCGTTAGAGTTACGGAGGGTAACGAGGAACATTCTGAAACGGACGCCTCGGATGAGCCGGTTACTTCCGGTTCAACTACAGGCGGGGGGCCGTTCTAATGTGCGGCATACTTGCAGGGAGCGGGAAGCTTAACCCGTGCATGATTGCCGCGCTGGGGTGCCTTAACGCCAAGCGAGGAACAGAGTCGGCAGGATTGGCGTGGTACCAACTCGGCGGAATCCGCGTTGAGAAAACGACGAAGCACCCGATAACAGCCTTCGAGATAGAATTCCATGAGTTCGTCAATCGGGCGGCTCAATCGGGTACCCTTATCGGCCACACACGGACGGCAACCACGGGCGCGGTCACGCAAGCCAACGCCCATCCGTTTCTGATGGAGGGGATTGCCTTCGCGCACAACGGTATCATCAACAATTACAAAGAGTTCGGCAAGTATGCCGTTGACAGCCAGTCGCTTATCCACGGCATAAAAGCAAAGGACTTTTCCAAGTACGTCGGCTCAATCGCCCTCGTTTGGATTGATGGGAACAAGCTCTTTGCCTACCGGAAGGGAAACCCGTTGTTTCGCGGCATGAAGAAGGGCGGTATGTATATCGCCAGCGAAGATGACTTCCTGAAAGAAATCGGTTGCGAGAAAATCAAGTCTCTGACCGAAGGGCTTATCTACACCATCGGCGGCGGCGAGATAATCAAGGCCGTTCAGGTGCCGGAAAACAAATCCTTCGCATACACATATGCCAGCGAGAGCGAATTCTACGGCTATTACAACGGCGGATACAAAGGCGAGTACGAGTGGGTTAACCGAGCGATTGGTAACGCCAAGAAGTCTCCGAAGCCTTCTGATAACGCGGTTTGTATTTGCGGCCACATAGGGGAGAAGCATGAATCCGTCAATACCACGACGGGCGGGTGGATGTGCATGGAGAAAGTTGAGGTTCCGAACACAGATTCGGGCGCGACTCTTTGCACCTGCAACGACTTCGTTGACAAGCGGGTGGAGGAAATAAAGTCGAGAGCAAACAAGATGGAGTTGTGGGAGGAGCCAATCCCCGAACCTCTTATCTTGTGTGAGTGCGGCCATTCAGAAGTCGCGCACTTCCCCGGTAACAATATGTCGTGTCGGATAACAAATTGCCCCTGCATGAAGCTCTTGCCGGTTGCAGAAGTGGAGGGATCGAGTGTCGCCGGTCTTTTGGAGGAAGGCTCAAGGATGGTTCCAGACAATCTGGCCTTATGCACTTGCGGCCACGAAGCCGAATACCATGATAGCTGGGACGCGTGCTACGTCATGGAGAAGGGTGTTTCGTGTGAGTGCGAGAAGTTTGCGTTTAAGAACAGGGACACGGCCTCAGTTCAAGAGGAAAGAGATTTGGCCGTTGTCTCTCCTCCAAATGAGTGAAAACGGTGATGGGTGGGGCGGGGACGCGCAACCCTCGCTTCACTAAACCAGCAGAGCCTGTCCAAACTCAGGCCGAAGGAATTTAAAATGAGAAAATATGTCACAAACAAAGGATACCGGATGGTTTATTTCAGGAATGGCTGGGGCATGCTTGAACACAGGCTTGTCATGGAAAAATATCTTAACAGAAAGTTAAGCCCAATCGAGGTTATCCACCATATAAACGGAAATAGACTCGACAATCGGGCGTGTAATCTTGAGGTGATGGAACGTGGAACTCATAGCCGAAAACATAACCTTGGAAAGAAAAGGGATTATTTCCCAGCTTGGAATAAGGGGATGTCCACGGCCCCGAAGGTAGAGCTTGAATGTTTTGTTTGCGATTCGACATTCAATAGGGAATTGAGAAAATACCGCTATTCACTAAAAATGGGGATGAGAGTTGTCTGCTGTATGAAATGCCGCGCAATTTTGGCCAGAAGATGTGGCCTAAGAAAATAAAATGGAGGAATACAATGGCACAGTTCAAAGCGAAAGTTGAGAAGCTGGAAAAGGGGTGGAACGTTTCTGTCTACTTTTCCTCGCTGAAAGAAGCACAGGAATTCATCGCCGAGAAGTTTCGGGAATGGCGTGACAGCCAAGAAACCGTCGACGGAGAACCCGCCGAATAGTGATGGGCGCGGGGGAAACCCCGCGTTAAACTGCGCGGCAAGTCCAAAGCCTTGCCAAATGGAGGAGAAAAAATGAAAATGATGCCAAGGGACTTCATGTTCATAACGGATCGGTTCGACAGGATGGAGGAGGAACACGAATTGAAAAAGCTGGAATTACTGGGCTTTGAGAATTTAACTTCAAATTACTTATCCAAAACTGAATAACAGCGGCACTTCAAATCAATTTCTTGTAGAATAACTTTCGAAATATGACGATGAAACAAAGCCCATATTCCAATATTTCTGAACTAGCTTTTCCTAAAATTCCAAACCACCTTATTACAAACCGGCCTAAAGTGGGATCGCTTTTTTCAGGTTGCGGGGGTTTGGATCTTGCGTTTAAAAACGCAGGTTGCGAAATTTCTTGGGCGAATGATATCGATCCGCTGGCATGCCAAACCTACAGCCATTATCTAGGCGACCACATAATAAACTCCCCTGTCGAGAAAATAGAATTTGAAAAGCTCAAAAAGGTCGACATTATCTTAGGTGGATTCCCTTGTCAGGATTTTTCGGTCATTTGGAAAAGGCCAGGATTAAAAGGCAGTCGCGGGAGCCTGTATAGCTATTTGGTAAAGGCCGTAAAGATTAATAGACCAAAAATATTTATCGGAGAAAATGTAAAAGGCCTTTTATCGATTGCAGGTGGCGCTGCCATTAAAAAAATCATTAATGATTTTCACCAGCTGGGATACGAAATTTCTCATGACCTATATAATTTTGCTGACTATGGAGCCGCACAGCTCCGAGAAAGAGTCCTCTTTATCGGCGTAAGAAATGATCTGGGTTTTAAATTTAAACAAATTCCCAAAACACACAATGTTCATGTAACTGCTAAAGAAGCACTTAAGGGAGTTGCAAAGGTTCCCTACAACAACGAACATCAAAAAATTGCAGAAAAAACAAAAAGCCTCCTTTCGATGATTCCTCCAGGGAAAAATTTTTCAGCCATTCCGCCCGATTCTCCTTTATACGTTAAAGGAATGATTTCTCATGTTTACCGGCGCCTCCATCCTGACAAGCCATCTACCACCATCATCGCAGCAGGTGGCGGGGGCACATGGGGATACCACTGGGGTGAACCACGGCCATTGACCAACAGGGAAAGAGCAAGGCTTTTCGGATTCCCAGACGATATGATCTTTTTCGGATCAATTTCAGATGTGCGGAGGCAAATAGGCAACGCAGTTCCTCCCGTCGGCGCATTTCCCGTTGCAAAGGAGATCGTGGCCATTCTCCGAGGGGACCCTCAATACAAGCATGCCTCGATTTCAAGTTTTGCGGCGCAACAGAAAGGCAGAGAAGTCGGCGAGGCTTAACCGGAATCAGAGTCCGTGTGTTCAGAAGACATGAATCCGGCATGATGGGCGCGTGGCGGACACCAAAGGAAACCCTCTTTCCGGGGTTGAGCAAGTCGAATCTTCAACGCATGAAAGCAAAGCGCGGAGGTTAAGGTGAAAAAGAAAGTCCACATTTATTCGGGCCAGTTCAGGAAAGACCTGAAACCAATCCAGTTAAGGAGTGACGAGAACGGGAAAATCTTTTGGCAAGAAAGGATGTTTGTCTGTCCTGATTGCCTTAAGAATTTAAAGGGCCACTTCCGGTTCACTCGAACGCGCGCGCGGTAGACGAAAGCAAAAAAGAAAAACAAAGCCTTGACATTTTGTGGTTGTCCTATAAAAATGGGGACAATCATGATTAACTCGCGCAGAGTTTACAAATCAAGCCTCGTTTGTTCTTCGGAACGGACTTGGCTTTTTTTATTTATGCCACACCCCCGCCATTCAAGACCAGTGTGGTGTAAAGCATGAAGTACACTCCTGATACTGTCAAAGACATTTGCGACAACATCGAACTTGGACTAACAAGAGAAGACAGCGCAAGAGCCGCAGGAATCTCAAAAGAAACTTTCTATACTTGGTTAAAGGAACGACCGGACTTTTCTGACGCCGTGGATCGCGCGTGGATTAATTTCAAGAAAATTCACCTCTCGGTCATCAGGCTGGCGGCGGCACCGCGCAAGGTGGGCGGCGGGAATGACTACCGCGCCTCGGAATGGTTGCTTGAGCGCAGATTGCCGGATGAGTTTGCCGAAAAGAAAAAGACTGAACATTCCGGCGAAATTGGGATTGGCGGGCGTCTGATAATCCAACGGGCCAAGCCAAAGGCGGAACCCAAATGATTGTTGAAATGCTCCCCACCGCCGAAAGCAAGGATACAGTCATTGAGTTGAAAGCTCCGCAAGACGGATATGTCTACACAGACGCACGTTACCCCGCCTTCGTCGGAGGATGGGGAACGGGAAAGTCAATGGCGATGATTCTGCGGGCGAACCGGTTGTCCGAGGAGTATCCGGGCAATCTTGGGATCATTTTTAGAAAAGAAGCTGAAGATTTAAAAACCTCCACCCTGATTGACTTCCAGAACCTTACCGGAATTGAAGTGTCCTCCCGCCGCGACGTGGTTTATCCAAACGGATCGCGCATATTTTTTCTCCACCTCGAAGAACTGAACAACATCCAAAACATGAACCTCGGCTGGTTTGCCATTGAGCAAGCCGAAGAATTTGAGACGGAAGAACAGTATTTGAAACTGTTTGGTCGTCTCCGACGGAAAAATTGCGTTCGGTCAGGCTTCATCGCCGCCAACACAAACGGCCACAATTGGATATGGAGAATGTGGAAAATGGGCGGGCTGGTTGAGTCCATTCGGAAGGCCATGACGGAACACCCCGAATACTTCGCGGACATAAAGACGCCCGAAGAAGCCGTCGAGCTTTACGAAATGTCCACATGGGAGAACGCGGACGTGCTGGCTCCCGACTTCCTTGGTTCCCTGAAGGTGCTGGAAATCCAAAGCCCAAAACTTTACAATCGCTTCGTCGGAAACTCTTGGGATGACTCCGACGCTATCGACACGCTTATCCCTGCCGAATGGGTTGACCTTGCCATGTCGCGCATAAGCGGGTTGTCGGGCGATGTCTATTTAGGGGTTGATGTGGCGCGGTTCGGCGACGACAGAACGGTGATTTTCCCCATCAAAGGCCGGATCGGTTTGCCGCCCATCATCCTCTACGGGAACGACACGATGAAAGTATGCGGGCGCATTGGACAGCTTTACGCAGAGATGGGCGCGGTGTGGATTGGCATTGACTCTATCGGCATTGGCGCGGGCGTGTACGACCGGCTGAACGAGCTGGGCTTGCCGGTGCATGAAATAAACGTCTCGGAGAAGTCAGACGTCATCGATAGCAAAACAAACAAACCTAAATTTAAAAACCTGCGCTCGCAGTTATGGTGGATGGCCCGCGAGTCACTTGACCCCCGCCCTGAAATGCAGGCTGGCCCCGTTTCCTTGCCGAAGGACAGCCAGTTCCGTGACGAGCTGGTGATTCCCAAATACACCATCAACTCCGCCGGACAAATTGAAGTTGAGCCGAAGGATGACATGAAAGAACGGCTGGGACACTCGCCCGACATCGCAGACGCCTACTGTATCGCCTGCTATGGCGCGCTGGGCGGAATCCCTGAGCCGTTCATGATCTCAAGCCGTGGGAACCTTTTAAATTCAAGGGGGCCGTCGTGGTTATGAACTTGGTTGAAAAAAGAAATCACGTTGCGTATTACTTGCGAATGAGAGAGAGTGATGTATGCCTGAGCAACACGACAATCGACAACGGCGTCTGGCTGGCCGACAACGGCTACAATCTGAACCCCATGCAGGGGTCTTGGAGAAAACAATTTGGTAATGTCATGGTCGTCATCAAGCCAAACGTCTTGGAAACTTTTGACAACGCGAACTTCATAAAGTTTGCTTCCAAGCAGGAATTTCTGGCGAAGTCAGGCAGGATTCCGGGCGGCTTGGACGCAGGCGAACTTATTTTAAGCGGAGCAAACTAATGAGCAAATTCAGAATCCTCAAAGACATGATGAAAGAACTGGCCTCAAAGAACGTCAGCGTATGGCGACGGTTCCTTGTGCTTATGCGCTTTCTGCGGCTGGCCGTTTCGCGCGAGAAAACAATCGGCGATATGATGAAGATTCCCGCCAACGTTGCCAAGGCTTACGCGGAACTTATCCATGCTGATAAATACGACCCCGATGAAGTGGTCGACAAGTTCAACGAGCCGGTGATGAATCCCGTCATCGCGTTCCATGAGGCAATCCGGGCGGGCGCAGACCACAGCAAGCTCCCATCGAACAACCCGTTCAAGGGAAAGAAAATTTCCATCGCCGAAGCTTTTGTGTTTGAAGCGCACTACGACGAGTTCGGAAAGATTGTTCGCGACCCGAAAACGCTTGAGTCGATTGAAGGCCAATGGAAAAAGTTTTACCGCATACGCCGAGTCAAAGGAACAGAAGCGTACCGCGACCTGATTAAAAAGGCCGAGGCCATTGAGCAGGCGTTCCCGAAGAAGCTTGAGAAGGCCAAGGAAACCAAACGCAAAAAGATTGAAGTTGCGAGGAAGCTGGTTGAAGATGGGTTTCTGGACGCGTCTTTCCTGACCGACATGAACGACACGAACTACGACCCGAACCAGTACACCGAATACACGCCCATCATGGGCGGCCCGTTCTTCCGTCAACTTTATCTTTACGATATGCTCAGGCAACACGCGCTCGCCTTTGAGCATTGGAACCATAACCCGCTTGGAAAACAAATCATCAACCTTCTAGTCCGTTACGCTTTCGGTCGACGCTTTGAAGTCAGGATTGACGACGAGACGCAGAAGAACGCATGGGAGGAAACCGACAGAAAGTATAAGCTCATCGAGAACGTTTGCCAGTTCTGGTCGAAGGAAAGTTTAATTTACGGCGAGTTCATGCTGGACAAGGAAGTCTGGCGCACGATTGACCCGTCGACCATCTGGGACATTATCACCAACCCTGAGAACGTCGACGACAAGTATTATTTTTATCAGCAGTACGCCTCTCAGTACCAGATGTTTACCGGCTATCAAGTTCCGGGTGAACCGGGAGCCGAGGACGTGCCTGCGACTGAATACGTTTTGAAACAGATTCCGGCGTTCAAGGTTCTTCACTGGAAGTTTAATTGCGTCTCCAACGAGAAGCGGGGCCGCTCCGTACTCTTTCCAATCCTCGGTTGGCTTAAGCGTGTAAAAGACCTTTACAACGCTCAAGTGGTGCGTGAGTGGCTCCTTTCTTGTTTCGTGTGGGACGTGACCATCAAGGGCAACGCGGCAGACGCTTCGGCTTACGCCGCGCAGTATGCCAGTATGCCGCCCCCCGGAAGTGTTGAGGTTCACAATGAATCCGTTACGAGAACACCTATGCCCGCCATAAGTGGGACTGGAACCAGCACCGGAGGAGATTCGGTTGCGAACAGCCTGCTCTCTTTCATAGCGACCGCGATGGGAATTCCAAAAGAGTTTTTTAACGTTTCAAATACCGGTGGCGGTTCTCGCGCCGCCGCGCTCACTTCGGCTGAACCTTTCACCAAAGTCATCGAAGATATGCAGGCCGTCTGGGAAAGCATAATGACGGAAATCTTCTCCGAGGTTATGGCCCAGAATGGCCTCCCGTTTGAACCGGGAGACGTGGAGTTTCTGTTCCCGTCCGTGACCAAAGATACAACGAGCGAAACGATTAAAAATTTACAACAATGCGAGGCGCAGGGCTGGCTCTCGAAGCGAACGTGCGCTGAAATGGCCGCGAAGGAGTTGAACATCACCTCGTTCGACTTCGAGTCGGAACAGTACAAGATTGCCGACGACCACAACGCAGGCTTCGACCAAGTGGGAGACGTGCTTCCTCCGGCGGGACGCTTCGGCGCGGACAGTGGTGTCGACGATGAGGGCGGCTCCGACATTCACGGCGACGGTAAAGTGGATTTGGCTTCACAATTAAAAACCTTATAGGAGGGTGAAATGACTGAAATGGAAAAACAAGAAAGCGTGGCGAAGGTTAAATGCCCGAACCAGCCATGCGAAGGAACGATGGTGATTCAGGCGGCGGGAAATCAGGGAATGGTCTGCTTGAGGTGCGGCGGGTTCATTCCGGCAGAGAAACTCGGCTTGGATGAAAATTTGAAAGTCAAACAGGGGGTGTAACATGAGGGCGCGAAGCACTTACAAAACAAGTACCGGAAAGAAACGGTATCTGAAGCGAGACGCAGAAGGGCGCATTGTCGACAACCAGTCTTACAAGAACGCCCACGGTCAAGATGTCCGACGGAAATCGAAGGCAGAATTGGCAAAGAAAAAATAATGGCTTATCCGACACAATCAGGGACGGCAAAAAGATTGCACGATGAAACCCATCGAGCGTTGACTGACCTCAGCGTTCGCCACATAAAGAAGCTGGCGAAAACATGGGCGTCGGCCAACCGTGAGCTTCAGCGCGCCATATTCGACTCGTATAGGGCGGTGGCTCCGCGTGGGAGCTGGTCGTTGCCCCTGCTGAGGATGTCCGGCATTGGTGACCAGCTTCGCATGAAGATACGGTCAACGATGGAAGCGTTCCATGCCGACTCGACGTACCAAATGAGGTTCGCGTTTAAACACATTCGCACAGCAAGTATCCTTCGGCATGGCTGGCTCTTAGACCAGATTACGCCGCACAGCCGGAAGATAAAGTTGCCGCCGATTGTTATGACCGAGGCGGTGCGCCTTAGGACATACGCGGACTGGGATCAACGTTGGAGCTTGTGGTGTGACGCCTACTCCTCGTCCCTGATGAACAATCTGGCCCTGAACGCCATAAACGACGGCGACATTCAGTCGGCTATGGACGAGACGGACGCAACCAAGGCCGGTTCCCCTGCGTACTCGATTTACGATTCACTAGTCCGCATTTTTGAGTATGAGGCGGTGCGAAACATGGCTGAAGGCGAAGACGAGATCGCCCAGATGAACGATGATCTGGTTCAGACGGAAGTGTGGAGAACACGCGGCGATTTGAATGTTTGTGATGAATGTGATTTGAATGACGGCTTGACAGTTGACGAGGCAGACGGAGATATACCGCTTCACCCGAATTGCCATTGTTTCTGGGAGATTGTGCCGGAATCATATGCCAAGCTTTTGAGGAGCGGGTCACCGGATGACCAAGCTCTCGCGCGTGAAATGCAGGTGCGCGGGCTTGTGCCGAATTCAATGGTGATTCGAGACACAGAAGGTAACGTGATGGGAAAAATGATAGTCGACTTCGCAGATTGGGTTGAAGGCCAGTCACATTCGATAATGGGAGGAGTCAAATGAGGTTGTTTTCAAAGTTGGAGGAATGGTTTGAGAAAAGGGAACAGGCGCAGTTTGAACGGAACTTTAAAAAACTGATGGAGAAGAAAGACTCGTATCAGGCGAAGTCGGTTCAAGCGTATGCGCTGACGTTGGCGCGGGGCATGGTGCGAAACTGGCTTCATAAGCATAATATCAACCATTGTTTTTACTGCGAGGAAACTGCGCCTTTAAGGAAGCTCGACGGTAAATATGTTTGCGGCAATCACTTCGCCGCGTTGCTAAAGGAAAAAGAAATTGCAACGAAGGAGGAAAAGCGTGAACCGGTGCTTGTATAAAAATTGCAGGTGCGGGGAATTCGGTCGGCATTTGACCTACCCGATTGTCTGCCGGTATTGCGGCCACTCCTGCGAGTTCCATGAGGGCGTTCGTGCCAAGGATTTATTCTTGTGGTTTTTATTCCCGATGATTTTATTACTGAGTTCCTGCGTCACCATCGGAGAGGCCAAGAAAACCGCGAAGGCGGCTTATTTCGCTGGACAGGTTGACGCCTACGACTATGCGAACGTGTACCGATTCATGGTTTCGGACGGCGAGTTTTTTGACCTGATAAATGGGCGCGTCGCCCTTGCGAGGACAGGATTCTTTATCCTTGAGGGCAAGGAATACGAAAAAATCGACGTTGATAAAATCTTTGAGACAGACCTGCGGAGGGAAAAATAATATGGTCAGGAACGTTTTTAACCACTTGGCCGACAAGAATCGGAATCTTCTTGAGAAGATTTGCACGAACGACCAGCTCGCCTCGCTCATCATGGGCTTGGTCAAGCGACTGGTTTATGTCTGCGTGAACGAGAAAAGCTTTCCCGTTGAGGGGATGTCTTTCTCGCCGTGGAACGTGTCCGGCGGAGAAGTGGAGACGTTCACTTCCCATGTGACGTTCTCGCCGATTTTCATGCTCAGAGAAAAGCGGGCGTTGACGCAGAAAAGTGACTTCAGGGAATACGTCGGCCATATTGCGCTTGAAATTTCGCGGGCGATGGAGAACAACCCGGAGATAGAGAAGTGGGCGCAGGAGCTTATTGAGCGAATTGACAACTTCGCCGCGCACAAGGCGATACCGTTCGCAGATTTGGAATTCAAGGAGCACATAATCACCATGCAAGACGTTGTTGTCCTAAAGATTGGGAAACGAGAGGGGGCGCACCTTGCCGTCGCCTGAAGTTTTATCAGCCGACGAGAAAAAGCTCGTCGACACATACAGGAAAGCGAAACAGGAAAAGTTCGCCAGTATTCACGTTGAGATTCACAAGGGCGATCCGACGGTTCTTCATTGGACGCACAAGGAAGACCTTTCCGAGCTTAGGAGGATAAAGGAATGAACAGGCAAGACCAGAGGTTTTTGGAAGCGTTGAAGAAAAAGAAAAAGGATGAGGACGCTGACGAGTCAATGCCCGCGTCCACCGGTGCTCCGCTTTATCGGGGAAAGAAGAAAAACGAGTCGCGGCGCATTTGGGAGGCCGCTGACGCCACCGGCGCGATTGATTCAATCAGGCCGCTTCTGGAAGGCTCCATCGTGAAGGTTGTTTTGCTGACCGAAGGGCTTGGCAATACTCACGACATGAACTATTACGGGCCGGAAGCCGTCAACTCCATGCCGAAAGCCTTTGAGGGCGCGCCGTGTATGCTGAACCATTTAAGTTATTCCCAAGAGGAGGACAGGCCGGAGGGTGAGGTTGAAAAGACCGTCGGCTATTATAAGAATTTGCGAGTTGAAACCGTCGGCGGGAAGATGGCGTGCGTTGGCGAACTTCACTTTGACTTGTCGTCAGAAGGTTGGAACGCTTTTAACAAGGCGAAGACGGCCATCCATTACAAGAGTGAGTTCCCCATGCTGGAAAGGGAATACGTTGGACTCTCGGTGAACGCCGCCGGTGAATCCGAGGAGCGCGAAATGGTGATTGACGGACAGCCCATGACCGTCCACTACGTTTTGAAGTTTGATGAAGCAAGGTCGTGTGACATGGTGACGCTACCGGCACGCGGCGGAAAGTTTGTCGATCTGGTCGAGAGCATGGCTGGGTCACAAAGTAAACATAAGGAGGTTAGGATTATGATCGTAAAGCAACTTGGGGCCGCTAAATCGGCCCTTAAGGAAGCTCAGAGCGAAAAAGATTCTGATCTGCGCACGAAAAAAATCTCCGAAGCGCAGACAGCGATTGATTCGCTTCTGAAGAAGTTCGCCGAAGAAGCGTCCCGCCGCTCGCGTGAAAAATGCGAAGACGAGGACGAGTCTGAGTCCGAAGATGAGTCTGAAGGTGAAGACGAATCAGAAGCCGAGGGTGATTTGGATCTCACCCATAAGGCCGAGGATGAAGACGCTTCCGACGGTGACGATGGTGCTGGCGACGGTGATTCCCACACGATCAAGACGTTGAAGGTTGTGCGGAAAACCGGCAAGGCCGCAATCAAAGACGACGAAGATGAGCAAGAAAGCAGACGGCTCGCGATTAAAGCATTGGTGGGAGAATCCGGCATAACGAAAGAAGCGTTCGATATGCCCGCTCTCTTGGCTATGCCTTTCAGAGAAGCGAAAGCGAAAATCGCCGAGACGAAAAGACTGGCCCAGTATCTTTCCAAAAAGATTTTGGAATCAGTCGGTTCAGATGTTTCTGCTGGACACGGCTCCAAGTTTCACGAAGCGGGAAGCGGAAGCAGGGCGGATAACACCGCCGAGTTCGCCGACTTGGCCGTAATCTAAGGGGAGGTAAATAGTCATGACAACCCAACAAGACAATGTGATTATGAAGTATACCCCTTCCAATGATTATCCGATCTTAGTGGATGGGACATACGAAATCAACGGGGGCGACTTGGTTTACTTCGACTCGTCCGCCCATGTCATCAAATCGTTGGATTCAGACGCCCATGCCGCATATCTGGCAGGGATGGCGGAAAACGGAAGCTACCTCAACGTATACGGGAAGAAGAAGTATTTTGATCGTCTTCCCGTCGTCGAGAAAGGTGTCGTCCGTTTGAATACCACAACGGCGGAGACTTATTACGAAGGGACAGCCGTTTATTTCGGCGCAGACGCTCAAACCATAACGACAGTTGCGGGTTCATATATCGTTGGATACTGCAAGCTGGGGGCCGGTCAAACCTCGGTGTCGGGAACTACGCAGAGCTGGATCGGAGTGCAGTTGGCTCCGAAATGGCCTACTGCGGACGTTGCCTAATCTGCTTTAAGGAGGAAAATTAACATGAACTTTCAAACTAAAGAGCAGATTAAAACCTATACCGAATCAATGGATAGGGTAACTGCTCGAAATAAAACAATCATGCGGAAGATGAACGAGGCAAGCCTCAAGGCTTTCAACTCGGAGATAAAAGAACGGTACAACGTGGATATGGCTCATGAGAGCTTTAACCTCGAAGCGAACCCGCTCTTTAGCTTCAAGAAATTCCAAGAGACTTGTCACAGACTTGTGCATGAAGGAAAAATGCGTGAGACGGCACCGGAGTCGGGATTCGCGTCCCTGTTCCGCGCTCTCATCAACAACAACGCGAATAACTGGTATCAGTTGACGGAAACCGTCTACGACCAGATCGCGATGATTGTTCCTTCAAGCCACGCGGTTGAGCCGTATGCTCCTATGCACCGTGGCGGGATGCCCCGCAAGGTACAGCCGGGAGAATCCGTGAAAGAAACCAAGCTCATCGGGCCAATGGACATCCAGCTAATGAACGAGAAGTACGCTGGGATTGCGTCTGTCCCCGAAGAAATGGTGAAGTGGGATCAAACCGCTCAAGTGATGGAAAGAATCCAAGACATCGGGCCGAACATGGCGATCTACCAAGACGCTTATCAGGCCGCCAAGTTTATTTCACCTTCGGGTGGAACGGCTTGGTTTGAGGATGTCATCCCTGTCTCGTCCACACAGCCCTCCAACGAGGGAAGTGCGACGTGGCCGTGGTCAACTTCCTTCACCGGAGGCGGAGCGAATATCCTGTCCGCTTACAAGAGATTCAACCAACAGACACTTCAGAACATGGATACCCTTCTGTTCAAACAGAAGGACATGGCTGGAAACCGTCTGGTTGTGAACTGCGACACGCTGTTTCATGGCGGCGCACTTCGCTTCGTGGCTGACATACTCCTGAACAGCACATGGTATCCGTCCACTTCGGCCATCAGCACCGTTCGATCTGGAACCGAAGTCGGTTCTGGACTCGGAACGACCTTCGCCGAAAACGTGATGAAGGGACTTTACCGACCTGTCTGCTCCCGTTACCTTCCTGACACCGCCTATGCTATCGGCATGGCGCATAAGGGAATGGTATTTCAGGTGGCGTCCGGTCTTGAAGTCGTGCAGGAAGTCCCGAATTCTGGGATGAGCTTCAGCAACGGGGAATGGCGGTTCAAGTCCAAGCAGTTCTGGGCTTGCGACTGGATCGATCCTCGGTTCTGGGGTCTTTGCGACGACGGATCAGCAACATCGTAAAGTAATTTGAGAACCATAAGAGCTTGTGAAAAACCCCACACGGGGAAAACAAGCCCTTCCAAATTTTTGGGCGAGCACCAATGGAGGATAACATGAAACTTTTAAAACAATCCTTGATGGCTTCCGCGTTATTGCTGGCCTCATTGGGGCTGGCCTTTTCGGAACAGATTACCTATCAAGGCAACCTCGTAAATGAGTCGGGGTTGGCATATAACAACACTTACTATCTGGATTTGGTCGGAAGCCAAATCGACAACCTTTCACTTCAGATTTCTTATTCAAGCATCACGGCACCGGCCATCAATGTCACTGACGGGCGCAAGTCGACAGGTTCAATAACCGTCACGTCATACGCCGGATTGCAGGGCGCGCAGGGTTCCAATACGATTACCGTGGCGGCCATAGATTATTTGACGCCCGTGGCGGCTACAAATTACGTCACCATTGGATCGGTGACGGGCTTGGCAGGGGCAACTCTGAGCTTAAACGGCGGACAGCGAATCGCTCAGGAAGGAGTTGACTGGTTCCGAACAACCACAACCACGGGCGCGGCCAAATCCTTGTCCGAGTTTATAACGGCCCAATGGCCGGAATTAAAGGCTTCCTATGCCGTCGTTTCCGGTTCAACAGTTGTTTTCACGACTTCCACAGTTGCCGGAACGCTCTACAACGGGTACTCTCTCAATTCTTCAACTCCCACCGTCTTGACGGTCGCCCATTTCAACTTTTCGGGCGGATATGACGGAGTTAAGACCGGCGATTATGTTTCCGTTCTCGGAAAACGGTTTGTAAACGGAATAGACTGGAACGTCAAAACAACTGCCAATCTGACCGCCGCCGACATTAATGCGGCCATCGTCAGCGCGACGAACACGACAAGTCTTCCAATCAACGCCACCGTATCAGCCAACGTTGTTACCCTGACGTGCAAATCTTCTGGAACGTTCTGTAACGACTATACCCTGACTTCAAGCACAAATGTTCTGGCGGTTGGAGGCGCGAAGTTTTCCGGCGGGAAACAAGATGAGACAATCACCATCGCGGGCGTTACTCTCAAAAACGCAGTTGACTTCAACGCGCTGACAAGTGCCGCCGTCACAGCCAAAGCCATCAGCGACGCGATAATGGCTAACGCCACGCTTTCCGCAATTATAAATTCAACATGGTCGGCGGCTGGCGTCGTGACAGCGACGGCAACGGTTTCTGGAAATAATGGGAATGGCTTTTCCATGTTTTCTTCAACCGTGGCACTCACGTTCTCTCACCGTCAATTCGACGGAGGGCTGGAGACGGCTTTCTCCTCAATGACGAACACGATTACAAGCTCGCACACGTTCACAACGGGGATGAGGGTTCTTTTCGCGACGAACACTTATATCCCGCCGTCTCCTTTGGTTGGCGAAGTGACCTATTACGCCATCTACACTGACGCCACTCATTTCAAGCTGGCGTTGACTTCAACGGGTGCCGTGGCGGGAACTGCCATATCCCTCAGCACAAGCGCGGGCGGCGGTGTTTTCACCCTTACTCCCATGCCAATCGCCGGGACTCCGACGATAACGGCCACCGGTTCAAACGACGGGGTTAAATATGTGAGCCTTTATATAAGCTCCATGACTTCCCTTGGTTCGTTTACGTCGGCCAATGCGTCAGAGTGTCTTATCAGCTTCGCTTCTCCGTATACGGCGGATTCGAAAATGTGGAATATCGGGGATGTGTTTTTCCGGTATTTGAGGATTGTCATTTCGCCTCCGACAGCCGGTGGAATCGTGGTCAAGGTTTCAGGGTTAGGGAAAGCCAAACTATGAAGCCAACTCAAGAGGTATTAAAGCGGTCTGTCTTGATCGTCCCAAAACATCAGTCCATGACGCGCGAGGAAGTCCAAGACGAGGCTTATGAGAACCTGAAGGCGTTGGATGTCCAAAAGATAAACCAGCACAATCTTGAGCTTATAAAGCGAGACAACATCGGGAAGCTTCTCGGTTCAACGAGTTACTTCACCGACAAGTCTTGGCCGTTCATGGTGGGGCCAACCGGCCTCGTTTATTCGGTGTCGCGGTTCTACTTGAGGCTGAATACAGCCGTGGACATCTTCGACACCTTTCAGGGCCACGAAACAGAAATAGAGTTCAAACGCAAGGCGTTCAAAGAACATGGCGTAAGGTACGGAGCCTTGGATTACTCCATGAAGCCGTCCGACCTTATACCGCAAGTGGGGATTCCTGTATTGAAATGAAAAAAGGGCTATTCATCGCGGGATTTTTTTTAATTGGGTTTCTCGGCGTGGCGTTTGGCGACGTTGCGCCGGGATACCCGATTCCCAAGAATGTCCATGTGACCACCGTTACCTTCCGAGATGGGACGGTGATGACTTCCACCTCGCCTTTTAGTGGCGGAGGCGGCGGTTCTGAAATATATCCTGCCACCGCAACGGCCAGTTTCCCTTATGGCTTATCAGGATCTACTGTGATGGTTAATGCCGACGTTACCCCGTTTAACGGAGGGATCTTTTCGTTACGTCCGTCAGCGTATTACGGCACTTGGTTGCACGGTTCCGGGTTGGACTCTATTTGTACGGATGACAACGGATACCCTTTAATAACCTGTGCCGGCGAAAATTCCCTCCTCCTGAATTATAACACCCACAATTCGATTGCATTTGGTTACGGTGGGGATGGCGGTTTACTAAATGGGATTACCCGATCGTGGTCTTTTCCCTATGGATTTTCGGCTTCAACGGGAAATTTTTCAACTGCTCTTGATGTTAATTCCGACGGGGCAAATTCAAGATTGCTATTTAATACTCAAGACAATTTTCTACATGTATATACCCATGAATATATACCTCCGTGGTCAGCGGGGATCAGGATGGGGCAGGATGTTTATGGTCAAACTTCCGATCTTGTCCAATTAGTTTTTGGCCAGTCAGGCAACACTCCGTATACCGGACAATATAACTGGGGTTACTTCTCTCAATATGTATCCACCGCTCCGACCTTGACACCAGTCGAGAGAATGAAATTTTCGGCCACCGCAAGCGACAAAGCCAAAATTGATTTTAATTCTGGGAATAAGGGATTTTCACTCCAGGAATCCTCGATCACATTCTCGAACGGTACGTCGATGGATTGGACGTCGACCGGATTAAATTTTAATGGCCCTGTTACCGGTTCATCTGCCACCTTTTCTAATCAAGTCACAGTCGGAACGATTACTGTTGGTCCCGTTATTGCCGTTTCAACCTATACCACTCGGTCAGCAGGATGGTCAACGATCAACGGGAGTGTTTTTCAACAGACAGCCGATTATCCTGGCGGGGTGGGTCAAACCGAAGGCGATTTCATGCCCAATCCCATCACCAGCACAGGGTCAATTTTAACCAACAGCATTAACATCATGCCTGGCCCGAATCAGACGGTTTGTCCTTTAAATGTCTTCATGCCGAATCGCGCCCTTTTATTCTCGATTGGGACAAATGGGACAACCTCAAATTACGGTCATACACATCTTTGGGGTCTCGATGTTTTCGGGAATCTAACTGTCAGCGGAAGTCTGACTTCTACCGGCCCCATATATGGTTCCTCCGCTACTTTCACCGGCACCATCACTTCGACCTCTCCAGTCAATTTTGCAAGCGGTACGGTTAACGGTGAATTTTATGCCGGTAACATAACTCTACCTTTAAATGGGATCCTTCGAGGAAACAGTCTTTACGCCACCACTCCCGGAGTGGGGGAGAACGCACCGAACATAAATATCTCTGGAACCCAAGGCGGAACCGGCGAGACTGACGGAAGTTATATCATCCTCTTACCAGGAGCCAGGAGCGGTTCTCCAGAAGTGGCTGACAATGGACAGGTGGTTTTTGTCGATCCGACCACTGAACTTGGCGTGTATCACAACACCTATCTTTTATCTGCCGATAGGACGGTTTACTGGCCGAATGCGTCGGGAACAATTGCGCTGACAGATACCTCCCTGCCATATACGGGAGCCGTAAATAATGTTGATGTCGGGACTCATTCGATAAAAACAAACTATCTCTACACAAGTGGAACGTCTACCTTTTACGGCAACAATTTTCAGGTTTACTCGTCCTCGATTGTGATCACTAAAAACGTTTACGCTGGGACTATGTATCCGAACATCATAAACGCAGAAACCTACACGAAGGCCGGCTACTATGCTTCCTATGACGGTACCAATGTTGTTTTTAGATTAGCCAGTGATGCCTACGGTTTTCAATTCAAAAACACCGCCGGCGTGGTGGTGGCTACCGTTTCAGCAACTGGCGGTGTTTCTGGATCAACGGCTTCTTTTTCTGGAACCGTCACCGCCTCCAGCAACGTCTCCGTCGGAAACATTATCTATACCAATCAGTCGGCCAGGGTTCTGCCTGCCTCCACAGATTTTTTATCGTCTCAAGTTGGAATGTACCCATGGTTAGGAGCCGCTTTTGGCACGACCGGAGCGTTGTCCAACGGAAGTGGAACAACGAATCATATTGGCGTTATCGGTTTGCGAAACGGCCTTGGTGCTAACTCTGGCTGGCGTTATATGACCGATGGGACTGCTTTTTTAATTTCAGGCGGTGAAACCACGGATTTCGTTTTTCAGACCGACCTTTCCACTGCCGGTCTTGCCTATCTGGGGTGGCACGATACCACTACCCAAGTTGCTCCCACAGATGCTGTTATGATTAAAATTTCCAGCATAAATTTGGTGGGGATGACCTACAATAATGGCGTTTCCAGCCAAACCGTTAGCACCTATACCTGTGTCGGGGCCACAACCTGGTATCACGCCAAAATCGTCGTTAATTCATCGGCGACGCTCGTTACCTTTAGTCTATTTAACGAGGTAGGGGCCACGCTTTGGACGGACACTCTAACCGACAATATTCCCACGGGGGCAGGGCGAACAGTAGGTCATGGTGTTGTTTCCTGCAACACGGCGGGCGGCGCCGTGACGTTCCCGCTCACAATGGATTTCATGAGTTTTTACGTAGACCGGAATTTA